AACCCCATATCACCAGCCAGGACCATCAGAGCTTCTACCAGGGGGTGTTCGGAAGGCAGATGTACGTCCTGGGAACAGGAAATGAGTTTGAAGCGCAGCTCACAGATACCAACACAATCACAGTCAGCGATGGGGACGGGATCATGCAGGGCTGCCATTTCAGGATAGACCTTGGAGAAGAGGAGAACATCGTGATGCAGCCCGGGAGCAGCGGCATGTACCGGAATGACCTTTTGGTCGCAAGGTACACAAAAGACGCGGCTACAGGCGTGGAGGATGTGAGCCTTGTGACGATCACGGGGACACCTTCGGAGGGAACTCCGTCGGTACCGTCATACAACACAGGGGAGATAGTAAATGGGGAGACAGTAGATTTTCCTTTATACAGAGTGCATTTCAGCGGCTTTACGATTGACGACATCGTGCCGCTGTTTTTTATTATGCCATCCCTGGAGGCAGTCTATCAGAGCCATGAGGCTCTGGCGGATATTGTAGACGGACTTCTTTCATGGAAATTTGCTGCATCATCGACAGGGTCTAATACCGTACAGATGCCGCTTGCATCCGTCCATGAGATCGGTGTAGTCACTAAGCTGACTATGGCCAGCAACAATTCCCCTGTCTATCTGTCGAAGGTTATTCCGGATGCGTTTATTGACCGCGATGGGACATATTCACACTTTGCAACAAGATGGGGGACTGCATTTGACGGTGATGTGGTCTGGGTGGCGTATAAACAGAACGGCCGCACCTATATAAGGCTTAACAATGCGTACAACGGAAAGACCAACGTACTGGGAAACTGCACATCCTGGTTTTACTACAGGTAAGGAGGAGCAACATGAAGGAGTTTTGGAACATGATACAGATCATATTTACAGCTGTCGGCGGCTGGCTCGGCTACTTTCTGGGAGGCTGTGACGGACTTCTCATCGCTCTGGTGGTGTTCGCCGTAACGGATTACATCACTGGCGTCATGTGTGCCATCGCTGACAAAAAGCTATCCAGCGAGATCGGATTCAAAGGAATCTGCAGAAAAGTAATTATATTCATGCTGGTGGGCATCGCCCACGTGCTTGACGTCAATGTGATCGCCACCGGGAGCGTGCTCCGGACGGCGGTCATTTTCTTTTATCTCTCCAATGAGGGCGTAAGCCTTCTGGAGAACGCAGCGCACCTGGGCCTTCCGGTTCCGGAAAAGCTCAAGGACGTACTGGAGCAGCTCCACGACAGGGCTGAGAAAGAAAAGGAGGAAGAGTGATGGCTTATACGAACAGCAAGTTGGTAGTCCATACAAAACTGAGTCCGAACCATTCCGGACAGAGGACCCACAGCATCGACAGGATCTCACCTCACTGCGTGGTGGGGCAGGTGACTGCCGAGAGCCTGGGGAACCTCTTTGCACGCGCCTCCTATCAGGCGTCGAGCAACTACGGCATCGACAAGGATGGCCGTGTAGGCCTTTACGTGGAGGAGAAGAACCGTTCTTGGTGCACCTCGAGTAGTGCTAATGACCAGAGAGCAGTGACGATCGAATGCGCATCCGACACATCCAGTCCTTACCGGATGAATGATGTGGTATATCAGACGCTCGTGGGGCTCTGCGCAGATATCTGCAGGCGGAACGGGAAGAAGAAATTGCTCTGGTTCGGGGACAAGAACAAGACCCTGAACTATTCTCCGGCATCCGACGAGATGGTCATCACGGTCCACAGATGGTTCGCCAATAAAAGCTGTCCAGGCGATTGGCTCTATTCCAGGCTGGGCGATCTGGCTCAGAAGGTCACGGCAGAGCTGGGCGATGCTACAGCGCCTGCTGGGACGGAGGTTATGCTTGTCAAGGGCGACCGGGGCGGCGCCGTAGAGGAGATGCAGAAGATGCTGATCGCCTGCGGATACTCCTGCGGTAGCTGCGGAGCGGACGGAATCTTCGGTAACGATACGCTGAAGGCAGTCGAGGCATTCCAGAGGGCAGCAGGACTCTCTGTGGATGGTATCTACGGCCCTAAATCAAAAGCGGCTCTGACAGCAAAGTACCAGAACAGGGGAAAAACGGATGCCAAGCCTTACACAGAAGCCTTCATTGAGAAGGTAGCTCCTTTGGCACAGGCAGATCAGAAGGCAAAAGGGATCTTGGCATCTATCACGCTGGCGCAGGCAATCCTTGAGTCCGGATGGGGACGCAGTGAGCTGGCCGTTAATGCCAACAACCTCTTCGGTATGAAGAAGTCGCTTTCCGGAAACACCTGGACAGGATCCACCTGGGACGGAAAGAGCGTTTACAGCAAAGAGACGAAGGAAGTGTATGCTTCTGGTCCTGCAACTGTGCAGGCGGATTTCAGGGCGTATAAGTCCTGGCAGGATTCCGTTAGTGATCATTCCGCCTATCTTCTTGGCGCCAGAAAGGGCAGCGCCCTCCGGTATGAAGGGCTGAAAGGCTGCGCGGATCATCGTAAAGCAGCGCAGATCATCAAGGATGGCGGATACGCCACCAGCCCCACATATGTGGATAAGCTCTGCAGCATCATTGGAGAGTGGAAACTCACGCAGTACGATGTGATGGATACTCCTACAAAGAAGGAAGAGAAGCCGGATACCGCCGCTATGGCGATCACGATCTATGTGCCGGGCTTTACGACAAGCAGGAGCGATGAGCGGCATGGAGACGGCATGGTGATCCACAGCGAATCCGGCCAGACGTTGGTCATTGACGGATTTGACGGCGGGGCGCCTACTAAGTCACTGATCAGCTACCTGAAAAAACATAATTATAAGGAACTGCACCTAATGCTGTCCCATCCTCATTACGACCACTACAAAGGACTCCGGATGATCATGGCGGACAGCTTTTTCAGTATCAAGACCTTTTTCTGTTATGACCCGGACAGCATCAAACATGGCATCGGAAGCAGCGCCAATGGAAGATCCGTCAAGGAAGACTATGACAACCTGAACGCCTGCATCAACCAGGCAAAGGGGAGAGGTGCCACGATCGACTATCTGGATACGGGAAGATATGTGGTTCTTGGTGATATCGAGTTCAAGGTGTGGAGGAAGCAGCCGACACACTTCACGGACTTGGATGACGGTAACGCCTATGCTTTCACCAATGACGGGTCCTTATGCTGCTATTTCTCGAAGCTCAGATTCCTCACTACTGGTGACGGCCCTACAGATCTGAAGGAAGCGATCGCGTACTTTGGTGACAAGGTCTATGTCCTGAAGGTTCCCCATCACGGAAACAGCTGCTCGAAGAGCAATGCTCAGGCAGCAAGAAATGCCGGCTGCGTAATCGCCTTTGAGACCAACATCGAGTCAAAGGGTCCCGGTACAACGGACTTTACGGCGTATGGAGCAAGGCGCCTGATCGAGCAGGGCGTAAAGGTCCTGATGCAAAACAAGGATATCATTATGACAGCTTCCGGCGGAAAGCTTACCGTGAGGCAGGGCGGAAGCACCTGGACGTTCGATGTACCTTACGATGGAAAGCCTGCACAGCTCTACCGCGTCAGGAAGAGCTGGTCCAACGTGAACTCCCAGATCGGCGCTTACAGCATTCTTGCCAATGCGAAGGCAGCAGCAGATAAAGCTGGTAGCGCCTATGGAGTGTTTGACTGGAACGGGAAGGAGGTCTACAGGGCATCCGGAGTAAAAGATCCGTATCTCGTCCGAGTGACGAAGGTGATGGATATACGGAAAGGGCCGGGGACAAGCCACGGTAAAGCTGAAAGGAAGTGTCCCGCCGGGATCTTTACGATTGTTGAGGTGAAGGGTGACTGGGGAAGGCTTAAGAGCGGAGCCGGATGGATTCAGCTCAGCAAGACGGAGAAGATTTGAGTAGTGAAAAGCCTGAGGGTTGTATCGGAGAGATACGGCTCACAGGCTTTTCTTTTGTTGACAATATATATATATATATAATTTTATTTGGGTATTTGTGCATTATGTATGCTTACATTTGTGGGCTGTGAGCCCACCATGTTGTTGCTCCTTTAGTTTAGCCGAAAACAGATCTGCTTGATTGTCTCCGGACTGCTCTTTATAATGACAATCGTCATTATAAAGAAAGAGGTCCCGGGGAACCCTCCTGCAAGATCGTATCCCCGAGACCTATGGTATAAAACCATGGTTATCTTAACAGATTGCGATCTTGTTTACAACGAGGAAATGTGCGTTTTTCGTTGTGAGTAATGGGGAGGAGCCTTCCTGCACGATCTGCGGCGGCAGCCTCAGATACCGTGACAAGGTTCCCCGCATCATGAAGCGGTACAATGGCGAAAGATCCCGTGTCATGATCGAACGGAGGAAATGCCAGAACCCTGACTGTAAAAAGCTTCACCGCTGTCTTCCTTCACAGCTCACCAGGTTCAAGCATTTCATGACGGATGTCATCGAAGATACCGTCGATGACATTGTTGTTCCCGAAGACCCCGAGAATCCAGGGGACGATATCATCACCAGTCCCTCCCTCCGCACTGTTGCCGGATGGAAGGCATGGATCAGACATAATACGCCAAATATCAACGGCAGCCTGAAGGCGGTCGGCCACGGCATCCTGGGGTTCAGTACACAGTTCCTGAAGTCCGGGATCTCATTACTCGATGAACTGCGCAAAGACGGGGGCGGATGGCTTGCAGCCATCCAGCAGGTCATATATAACTCAGGGGGCTTCCTGGAGCCCTTCTACTGATCTTCCGCTCCCCGGGGGTTTGCACCGACTTAGGTTCGCTGTCAGTACGCATATAGGCTAAGCTCTCCCTATCAACAGAGAAGGGAGGCGTAAAAGCCCATGAAAAACAAAGAAATAGTCAGCTGGCAGGACCAAAAGGCGTCTGAACGGTTCGCCATGATCTCCCCGTTGCTCGCCGATGACCTTGACCCGGCCAAGAAGAGCCAGCTCCGTTCACGGATCGCGGAAACCAATGATATATCGGAAAGGACCCTGTACAGGCTTGAAGCCGCGTGGCGCAGGGATGGTTATTCCGGCCTGCGGCCCGTGGACCGTCAGATGCGCCGGTCGCAGAAGCTGCCGGAGAACTTCGACGATATCGTCAGGCAGGCGATCCAGCTCAAGAAGGAGGTCCCTTCCCGTTCCGTTGCGAGGATCATCCTGATCCTTGAAATGGAAGGATGGGTATCCCCGGGGACCATCAAGCGTTCCACGCTGCAACGCTACCTCTATAAGGCCGGATTGGGCGTCAAACAGATGAAGCGCTATACGGAAGCGAGAAACGCCACCTCCAGGCGTTTCTGCAAGCCCCACCGTATGATGCTCACTCAGTGCGATATCAAATACGGATTAAAGCTGCCCGTCGGCGAGGGTGGCAAAAAGGTACAGACCTACCTGTCCGCACTGATCGACGACCATTCCCGCTTTGTCCTGGAATCAGGATGGTATGACAATCAGGAAGCCCTTATCGTAGAGGACACCTTCCACAAGGCCATACTCAGGCGGGGCGTGATGGATGCGGTCTATGCGGACAACGGCAAACAATACGTCTCAAAGGACCTTACCCGCGCACTGGAACGCCTCGGGATACGTTACATGCACGCCAAACCATACCATGCATGGAGCAAGGGTCTGGTGGAAAGGTTCAATTCTTCTGTGGATGGCTTCCTGGAAGAGATAAAGCTCAAAAACGTAAAGTCACTGGAAGAACTGAACGGTTACTGGAAGGTCTGGGTGGAGGAATACTACCACAACAAGCCTCACGACGGGATCCGCGAGTATTATGAAAGCCTTGGAGTGCCCGTCCCGGAAGGCGGCATCACACCGGCCCAGGAATGGAACCGTGACAGCCGAATGCTCAAGTATCTTGACAGCGGCGTTGTCGCCGAGGCCTTCCTGCATCATGAGACCCGTGAGATCGATAAGTCAGGCTGCCTTTCCTTTGACGGGAGGAAATATGACATCAGCGTTTCTCTGGCCGGAAAGACGGTAGAGATCGCATACGACCCCATGGCGCCGGAAACGATCACTGTTACGTGTGAAGGGGCAGCCCCGATCTCGGCAAAGCCACTTGCCATCCCTGAATACTGTGACAAGACCCCTGTCCGCCCTTCCTGCATGCAGGAAGACAAGCCGGAAACGTCCCGTTTCCTGGACGGCCTGAAAAAGCAGGCGGAAAAAAACCGGGAACACCGTATGAGCGCGATCTCCTTCGCCGGATTCGGAAGGGAGGCGTGACGTATGTACAAGGCATTCTTTGGAATGGTGAACACACCTTTCTCCCGGAACGTGCCGCCGGAAGCCCTTTATTCATCGAAGGCAATGGACGAATGCCTCGGCCGCATGAAGTATGTTTCCAGCGAACAGCTCCTCGCCGTCGTGACATCCGACCCCGGCTGCGGAAAATCGACGATGATCCGCCGGCTGATCCATGAGCTTCCCGTAGATCAGTATATCAGCCTTTATCTGTCCGATTCGAAGCTTACGCCGAAATGGCTGTACAACGGGCTGATCCAACAGCTCGGCGGCACGCAGAAGTTTTACCGCGGCGACGCCAAACTGGAGCTGCAGAAGGAAATCGAACTGATCCGCGGCCTGCAGAACAAAAAGGTTGTCTGTATCCTTGACGAAGCCCACCTCCTGGACAAAGAGACTCTTGAGGAGCTCCGTTTTTTCCTGAACACAAAGATCGATTCGGAGAGTCCGCTGGCCCTGATCCTCGTAGGTCAGACAGAACTGCGCACGGACAAGCTGAATCTCCAGCGGTATGCGGCGATCCGTCAGCGCATCGATATCAATTGCGTCCTTCCCCACCTTGACCGTGCGGAGACAGACAGGTACATCGCTTCCCATCTGGCTTATGCGAGTGGGAGCCAGGAGATCTTCACATCCAGGGCGGTGGATGAGATCTACCGTTCATCCACGGGCATTCCGCGTGTGATCAACCGCATCTGCGAAAAGAGTCTTCTGTATGCTTTTCAACAGCAGAAACGTCTCATTGACGACCACATGGTGCTGTATGTGATCGAAGACGAGATGCTGAAGGAAAGGAGCGCGAAATGAAGGATCAAAACGGCCCTTTTCCGCAGGATCTTCCATGGGAAAATGAGGCCCCTGAAAGCGAAAATCATGCCTGCGGCGAAGGATACTATGGTGAGGCTGTCCATGGTGCACCGTGGGAACCTACATTAACTATTGACGAGGTCAGCCGCCTTCTGGACCAGATGGTCATGGATATCCAACACCTGGAACTGGAGGTGATCCGGGCACGGTACAAACTGAGTTTTTTTCTTGTCCCGCCTTATGATGAATACCTTCGTGCGGAGATATTCAGCAGCATGGGCACACGGTATGGCGGAGACCCTGTTTACGATCAATACCTTTCCTACTGTGGTCTGGGCGAATATGATGATGCTATCGATACGCCGTTCCACCTTAAACGAAAGCAGCGTTTGGCTGTCGGTCATGATGATTATCCGGATCAATATCCGTAAACCAATAAAACTGGCTGGGGTGACGAAAAGTCACCCTTTAGCACTGGAGACCAATGACAAGAAACAGAACAGAATAGTGACACTAAAGCAAGGCAGCTGAGTGTCATATCAGCTAATCATTAACAGGCATATTACAATGATTTCAGAGATAGGAGAGAGAGGTAAATGACGATCAGTTAGAAATAGTGGGGTATGCGGATATGAAAGCGCGCAGAAAAGAAGAGATCCTGGAATACAG